TATGAAGAGAGGAGCCAGAATCTATAACTGTAGCAGATGCTCCTATAGATCCGACTCCAGGTCTAAACATGTCTGAATTTAATGGAACAGGAGTAGTGCCATTAGTAGCTGCTATAATAGTTTGCTCTATATAGTTGTCATCTAAGTAAGGTATAAGTACAGATCTGGCTCCAGTTCCAGCTGCAGTATCTGCTATATTATCACTTACCATCTCCCAAGACTCAGCAACAGTAGACTGAATTAGATTAGCAGCATCTCCCCAGACATCAGTAAATCCTGCATTTGTTATATCTTCTCCTCTAACAAACTTAACAATAGGAGTGTGTCCTGGTATGTTACCTTTTCTAACTTCTATAAGAAAATCAGAAGGGAATGTTAAAATCTTACCTTCAGTACCTATCTGTACCCAGACTGTCCCAGTCCATCTGAATCTGTCGCCTGTATCTGTATTCTCTAATATAGCTCCTTTCTCATCAACTGTAGGTACAGGAAAAGCATCAACTGCTAACTTAGAGAAATCAGGCCGCCCTCCTCTAACTAATACTGCCTGCTCTGTTAAGTTCTTAGGTACATTCTCATAACTCATACTATATTCCAGCCAGTAAGATTAGACTTAATAGAGTAACTACTTTTAGTACTAATGTTGATACCATTAGCTCTATCATCTATAAGTTCTAATCCGTCTCCTACAAGGGTAACTTTATTAACAGGCACTACATCTATCCTCTTAATATAGTATTTGTATCCAAGGAAACCTTCTACTGGATGAGCAGTCACTGTAATATCTCCTGCTGTAGCATCTACTTCTATTAAGCCATCAAGCGTAGTTATTGTAGTATTAGAGATTATAGTCCTTACAGATCTCTGTTTAGCTATATAAGCTTCAAAGACTCCATTAGCCGCATCACTAAATGTTAGTAAAGTTTCTATAGCATTATGGATATCTAATAATTCATTATAAAGGTCAGGATCTTCTACCTGGGGTATATGGCCTAGGCTTAAATCTGTATTAGAATTATAGGTACTTGTAGGAGCTGCCATAAATATATAATCCTATCTCTTGCCTGCTATTGTATATCTAACTAAAGCAGTAACTGCATTAAACTTACCTATAAATACTAATGAATGATTCTTAGCAGTATTTCTGAAACCATACTCTACTAGATTATCTTCAGAGTTTAAAATCGCTCCTTCTATATTAGTAAAAGTCTTACCATCTAAAGAGGCTTGAGTAGATATAACTACATCTAATTTATCTGAAAAGTCTTCAGCCTCTACTCCTAATAACTCTATTAATCTAGTTCTGGAGGCTTGAAGCTTACCTAAAATTAATACGCCTGAAGAGATTGAAGGACTAGAAAAGTCTAGTATCTGTACTTCGCCAGTAGCAAGTAAAAAAGCAATAGACTCTTTAGCTATCTCAGTTTGCTGCCCTATATATTCAAAACAGTCTACATGGGCAATCTTAACTTTACCTAATCTATTAAGAGAAATATCAAATATTAAGGCATGGGTAAAAGAAGTTATGCCATAGGATATTACTAGATACCTAGAGGCTACAAACTTAATCTTCTTCTGCATAGTTTGAGCAGGAGTTAAATCGGTTACTTCATACAACTTAGTGGTTTCATTAAAGTCTTCAAGCTTTCTACCTGCTAAGAAATCTGTTACTTCAGGTAATATAGTCTCTGCTACTCTAGCATTAACTGCTTGTAATCCTGCTTTAGAATATACAAACTGCTTACTGCTATTGGCTTCATAGGCCACACGGTCCAGACTAATTCCACCCTTAGAGTTCTCTACTTCACGAAACTTAAAAGGAAACTGTACATTACCTGTATAAGTTCCTGCTAAGATATTAGCTCCTGTATACACTAGTAAACCTAAAGTGTTGTTTACTATAAATAATATTTTTCCTTTTATGCCTGCTACATTACCTCCTCCTGCTCCTGTAACTTGACTTGGAACAAAGTCAGTAGGATCTAGGGTACTACTCCAAGCTATTGCATTATCTGTATAAGCTACTAGATAGCCTGAAGACCCTACTACTCCTAGTATAATGCTTATATCTAAGCCTGTAAGTGTTACTGAATCTAATTTATTAGTAGTTTCATTATAAGTAAAAGCTCCTATTTTAGAATAGAAGATATAACTAATCCCATCTACTGTACCAATAGTTACTGACTCTGAAGTAAAGGTAGGAGAGATAGTAGAAGGAACAGTAGGAGATAAGCGTAACCAAGTAGTAGATCCATCTAATAAAGCATACACATTACCTTGAGTATCCCAAGCTATATTTATTCTACTTCTTTCTGATCCAAATATTACTCTAGTATCAGAAAAAAATAAGCCAAAAGGTAAAGAAACAGAAGCAGAAACAACAGGTAAAAAAGCTACAGAATTTAAACCTCTTTTAGCAGGCATAACATTATGACAATAAGCTATACCTATCCTATTATTATCTGAAGGAGCTACACCTCTTTCTGTCCCCATAATAGTTCTAGTTTGTTGCTCGGATAACATAGGAAAAATAGCATCTGTTAAATCTATATTATAATAACTCTGTGCCATAATATAAGTTTGCTCTTATCTTCATCCAAATACTGTAGGAAATTTATAATGTAACCAAGAAAGCAGAAGTCCTATTGCAGTAAAAGTAGAAGCCCATTTAACAAACTTTTGTATTCCTTTAACTACTCTCCAAGCCTCTACTATCTCTGTAGTAGCCTTAGTTAATTTCTCTATGGCTTCTATAGTCCTTCTACTTTCCTCTTCTTGTTTTACGCATCTAGCTTCATAAGTTACTTCATATACTTTATGATCATTCAAATGCTGATCTAATTTTTTATTAAGGGCTACAAGATTATCTCTATTCTCCATGCTAATATTCCTGCAAATAGGGGTTTCATCATTCATAAGTAAGCTACCTTTAGAGTTCTTTTTGAAGTTTTTTTATTATAGCTTTAACGCAATTCTTACAGGGTTGAATACTACCTCCTACAGATAAAGATAGATGGCCAGCATCAGTAAAGCATCTCATATAATGTTTATGCTTTTGACCACACCAAAGGATAGGATTGATTAACTTTTTTCCATCTTCATAATCATATTTTATCACATGGCTACTCATAGCTATTCCTCCTTTAATTAAAATATTGGTGGAATCATAGCCATATAATATAATTTCAACACTACGTCTCCTCCAGTAAAATTAGTACTTACTGCTGTTGCTACTATATCAGTGGCTGCTTTATAGTATAAAGGGCTAGTAAATATTGGATGTGAGTCAGCTACATCAGCCGTTGTTCCACCTGCTACACCCATGCTAACTATAAATAAATCGTCATCAACATTATCGCCGACAGCAAAGATAGTAGGACCTGTAATAGTCTTAGTTACTTTTGCTGTAACTGCTAATACAAGTGTACCAGCAGGAATAGCAAGGGACCAAGTTGCTGTAGGCCCTGATAATGCAGCTAATTTAAGATACTTAGTCTGTATGATCTTTGATTCTACATTAGGTCCAGCTATAAGAGGGTGCTCTCCTCCAATCTCTTTATCGGTAATAAACATAACTTGTGGCTTACGTACACGAGCATCTAAGTTGTTTACACTAAAATCTGAGCTAGAAAAGATAATAGAAGTTTGTAAAAAAGAAAAATCAAAATCTAATGGGTCAAGACCTCCAACTGGTGAGAATCTAGGGCTATGGATATAATTTATTGTGTGCCAATTACCATCTGTAAAGTCATAGTTAGATACTCTCCAGTTAGTGCCCTGAGCTGTATTATCACTTCCTCCACCAGCTTGATCAATACGTAATACAACATCAACATCAAAGCTACCATCTTGAAATCCGTTATCAATTCTAACATCAATACTTATCAATAGCTGTTTAATGTCTTGTATAGCTAATTTATTAGCCAACTCAAAGTCTTGCAGACTGGCTTGCGCTGCGGTGCCCAAATCAGATTGGATACGTGTATAAAATGTTTGATCAGTTACTGTCTCGCTATTACTAAAGGTCCAGTCCTTAAAGATATCAGCAGAGACTAAATTAGGTGATACTGCTCCTGTGTAAAGAATATCTCCTGCACCAAAAATCCTCACTGCTGCATTAATAGAATTATCATGCAGAGTTAACCTAGTATTTTCATCAGCAAAGGCAGACATATTTTCCCAATAGCAGTTACTAATATGTAAATCAGCTTTGGTAGCTGTGCCTTGTTGTATAAAAACTCCATAATATGTAGGATTTAACCCAGTATCAAAGTTAATATTAGATGTACCATTTAATTCTAGTAAGCAATTATCAAAATTCACTCCTTCCGTTGCCCTAGCATAAATACCATGCTGTAGAGCTGTACGGATATCACAACTAACAAAGTTAGAGCCACCAAATGTTCCTAATAATGAGATGTTGATACTACCAAAGAAGAATTTACAGTTTATAATTTTATAATAAGGGTCATGAAATGTTTCAGAATCAGATAGAAGGTTAGTCCCAAAATTACCTATATGTGTATTAAGCATAGTAAAGTTTACAGCAGGAGCAGTTTTACCTAAATGAACACCTACAGTTCCCCACGTATTAGTAGAAGGGTCTGTTGAAACAACAGAAGGAGTAAGGGCCTCATGAATTTGCAAATCAGCTAATGTAACATAACCAAAACTAATCTCTACGCCACTTACACCTGCAAATATTAATAATGATCCAAACTGAAAGCCACAAGTAGGTGCAATTCCTGCTAATGTAATGTATTTTGCAATTACCAAAGTAGCTGTAAAATAATAACCTGATGATTGAGTAGAATTAATCATCTTAGCAGGAGGTACACTAACAACAGCTCCTGATGGTGCCGCGTCAATAGCTCTTTGCATCTGAACTTGTTGTGGTGTATTACCATCAAGCCAGTCTGCAAACACACCAAACTGAGTTGTATCTATAACATTAGCGTGCTCTGGTATTAATCTAGCCTGGAGGCCTGGAACAGCTAAATCAAAATAAATTCCTAAATTCTCTGTAGCTTCAGAAACAATAATATCATATCGACCACCTCCACCATTCCTAATAGCAGCATACCTACTAGTTTCTACAATCATTCCTACTGCTAAAGATTTATCAGCTACCATAGCTGCTGTATCAATTTTAAATGCAGTTGTACTTTTACTTATCCAAGCTATAGAACCATCTCCTCCAGTAGGTACTATTATAGTCTCATTGTTATCTACCCAGAATCCAGTCGCAGCTCCTGTAAGTTTCTGAAAGAATCTCTCTCCTTGATCTCCTACAACAGTTTTACTCTGAGAATATAAGGTAGTCTCTGTGCCTACATAGTCTCTAACAGCTTGATAATTAGATGCAAAGATATCTGTATCTCTTACATCTACAGTTCCTGTAATACCTACTTTCCCAGTAGCTACTATCTGATCTCCAGAAGTAGCAGGAATTACTAAAGAGAAGGTAGTAGAAGTTTGTTCCGCCCAGTCTATTCCTTTAGTAAGAAGTAACCCATTCTTATGCACTTCTAAAGCACCTGTACCTACTACATAAGTAAAGTTTGTAATAACAAATAAGACTTGTCCTGTAGAAGCTGTGATTCTTTCTTCTACAGATTTAGTATCAGCAGATATCTCAATAAGTGTTCTTGGGTTCCATACATTAGCTTCACCAGCCATAACATTCTCCTATAAATAATTTACTATCTTAGCTACCTACATCAGAGAGAGCACCAGCTCTAAGTTCTATAAATTCTTCTCCTACAAGCTCTCTCTGACCATTAGATTCTTCTAACTGACCTATAGATTTAAACAATGTTCTAGCTGCTTCACGTATAATGAAGAAAGGGTATTGCTCTGCTACCCAAGAAGTATAATCTATTTCAGGAGTAACTATAGGTAATACATAAGCACCTAAAAGAGCAGTATCAAACTCAACTGAAGATCTTATTTCTAATACTCTTCCTGCAACATAAGCTATGTCATTCTTGTTAATGCCATATGAATCTAATATTTCATCTACTGACAGAATCTTTAAGAATTTACCTACATCATCATTCTCATCTTCTACTCTACGAAAATACTTAAATGATCGAAAATTAGGTACAAGAGATATATAATCTAAGGACTGTCTAAAATCAGCAGAGTCGAATATAACTCCCTGTTCATGTATATCCTTAGAATAAAAATCAGACTTATGAGCTTTAAGAGTTGCAGCTTTTACAGCTGATTTAGTTTCGCCTACTCTATCTGGTCTGTTAGTAATAAGAAATACTTCTTCTACTAATTCATCAAAAGTCATTAGAAGGTAGTCCTATTAAAATAAAGCTACAATATTAGTAGCTGTAGTTCCAGTAGATCTAATCTGTTTAGCTACTATAGTTAGTGTCTTTCCAACTGGTAAAGCTGAAAAGGTAATATCTCCTGTGTCTCCAAGATCTCCTGGTACACGAACAACTAAATCACCTGTGCCTCCTATATAGATAGCACGAGTAAAATTATCTAAGTCTGAGTCAGCAGGAGTTATAGCCTTAGCATTAATTGGCGGGGTTTCAATTTGTGCTGCTGGAAGATCTGAGTTTAATAAAGTCATAAGATATCTCCTAATTAGCTACTTGATTGGAACTCATAGGATTAATACTAGGTGAGCCTTTAGCCTTACTAGTGCCCATATCTTTAGTAATTCCTCTAGCTTTATCTGCTGCTTCTTGGGCTTTCTCATCTTCATGCTCTTGTATAATTCTTTTCTTAAGAGCTTCCATAGGATCAGCTTCTTTTTCTGTCAGAAGCTCACCTTTAGTAATACCGGGTAAGCCTTGACTAATTTCAAAATTCAAATATTCAATTATATCTGGATCTTTAGTTATATACTGAAACCCAGTAAATACTATTTTCTTACCTTTAGTAGCTACGAGGCGCGTAGAAATACGAGAAGAACGATAATGCTGGAATTTCTGCTCTGGTACTTCTGCTATGATTTGTTCATGCTCTTCACTACCTATTACTGGAGGCTCTGATATAAAGGTGGATTCAGTTTTAGCTTTTAAGTTATCTAAGTTCATTAGACTATCCTATAGGGTTAAGGAGGTTGTTATTCTTAGTGTAAAAAAAAAATAACAACCAGAGGGGGGTTTATCCTATGGCTGCTGCTGTAAAATTTCTAATTACTGCATTAGCAGGAGTATTTTTAATAACAGTTGTTACTTCAGTAGTAAGAGTACCACCTACTGCATCAATACCATTATCTGCTGCTTGATCACCTTTAGTATTAAACTCCAAGTTTTGAGTCTTACGACCTTGAAGATAAGCAAGACGGAAAGTAGGCAAGTCAACAGCAACAGCCATCTGTGACCAGATAGAGTTAGTATTAAACAAAGGATGCTCAATAATCTGGAATTTACCACGAGCTAAAGTATGAGTAGAAAACATAAGACCGAAATTAGTTTGCCCATCTATTAAATGATAAGTACCATTCAAACGACCGATTTCATTAATAACTACTTTAGCTCGTGGTAAATTCCAGATTATTGAGCATCCTTTGTTTAA